GACCTGTCCATCACCTTCCCCAACGGGGCGCAGATCATTCACGCCGGACTGGATGACCCGGAGAAACTTAAGTCCATCGCAGGCATCACCTCCGTCTGGATCGAAGAAGCAAGCGAGGTCAAGGAGGATGCCTTCCGGCAGGTGGACCTGCGACTCCGTGGCGATGTCCCGACATACAAGCAGGTGACGCTCACGCTCAACCCGACCGACTCCCGGCTCTGGGTGCGGCGTTGGCTCGACGAGAACCCGGACATCTTCGTACTTCGCACCACATGGCGCGACAACGCCTTCCTCGACGCCCAGTATATCGACGTCCTGAAATCGCTCCCGGAGGATTTACGGGCCATCTACGAGCGCGGAGAATGGGGCGAGGCCCTGAAAGGCGTCATCTACCCGAACTGGAAAACGTACAGCGAGGACCGGACGCCGGACTTCTACGGCATCGACTTCGGGTACAACTCGCCCTCGGCTGTCGTTGCCGTGACCGTGACCGATCCAGAGGTCTACGTTCAGGAGATCATTTATCAGTCGGGGTTAACAAACTCGGACCTCATTGCAGAGTTAAAGAAAACAATCGGGAATAAAAACGCTCCCATCTACTGTGATGCCGCCGAGCCGGACCGGATTCAGGAATTGATCCGAGAAGGATTGCAAGCGTATAAAGCCGATAAAAGCGTAAAGGATGGAATCGACTTCGTGAAGCGTTACAATTTGAACGTCCACGCGAAGTCGCAGAACCTGCAAAACGAGCTTCGGGAGTATCGTTGGGATGAGGACCGCCAAAGCGGAACGCTCAAAGACACTCCGTTAAAACGCAACGACCACGCCGTCGACGCCATGAGATACGCCATCTATACGCACCTCAAAGGCGCAACAAATACTTGGGGAGTCTGGTAATGCCGAAACCCGATTTTTATGTAATGGGATCAACCATGAAGGGCGTGTCCCTCAACGATCCCGAATGGCAGTCCATCTTCAACCTTCACGGTCACGAGGCCGTTGTCAAGATGTCTCCGCAAGTTGCGTGGACCGACGAAGGATGGACCCGCCGCTGCGTTGATGTCCGGGCAAAGGCACTCGCCGCAATGCCCTTCGTCATCCACAAGGGCGGCATGGACAACATCATCTGGAAAGCAGGACAGGAGGCCCCGGAGGAACTGGCGTGGCTCGACCTGTTCGACTACCTATACCGCGCAGAAGCCGCCCTCGCCCTCGTCGGTGCTGCCTATGCCATGAAGGAGGGATCGTTCAACAGGGACGGCGTTCTCACCAAAGCGGACGGTCTGTCGTGGATCAACCCGACGAGCATCAAGCCGAACTTCGAGGAAGGAGAATACGGACCAGACTCCCGTGGCAATTTCCGTTATTACGAGCGGTCTGCCAATCAGCGCAAATTCCAGATTCCGCGCTCCCGTGTTGTCGGCACTTTCCAACCCTCCCCGTTCGTCGAGCAAGGGTTTGGCGTTGCCGATGCTCACGCAACCCGGATGCACAGCCAGATCCTGCACGACCTCGCCGAATACACATCCGGCCAGTTGCGCTCCGGCCTTGTCAAAAAAACGGTCTGGGTGGCAGACAAGGACGCCCGACAGCCGGACGAGTTGACCGTAAAGAGGTGGCAGCGTTGGGTGCGCCGCAACATCCTCGGCACAAAGCCCACGCCAGACGATCCGATGGTAATGCAGGGCCTGTCGGCACAGGAAGTCGGCTCGGACCTCTCCGACCTTCACAGCGATCTGATTACTCGAGACGCACGGGAGGCCATCGCCTCGGCTCTGGGCGTACCGCACTCGCTCGTCATGTCGAACGCCGCCAACTACGCCACGGCCAAGTCGGACCAGTTGTCGTTCATGGCAAACACGGTTGTCCCGCAAGCGCGGCTTATTGCTCATGCCCTGAACTCGCAGCTGCTGATGCCGCTCGGCTACCACTTGGAGTTCGAGCCGCACAAGACGGAGGTGATGCAGCAAAGCGAACTGGAGAAGGCACAGGCCATCGCCATCGCGGTCGGTGCGCCCGTGTTGTCCGTAAACGAAGGCCGTGAACTGCTCGGCTACGATCCCGTACCGGGACAGGACCTCATCGCAGAACAGCCGCAGGCCGTCCGCTCGGCTGACGATACAAAGGCCCTCGACATTCAGCGTTGGAAAACCAAGATCGCCAACAAGGGACGCGAGGCAAAATTCTCGCCCGACTCGCTGACCGATTACGAAGCCGACATCATCCGGGAGCGGCTCGCCACCGGGATGGATCTGGAGGAAGTATTCAGGCCGCCCTTCGTGGGTTTTTAGACGCCGACCGCGAGGCCGAACCGGAAGGCGAACACAAGGCACTCAACCCGCTTGCTCGGTCACGGGCAGGATGGCGCGAACACGCGGACGCGATGGAGCGACTCGTGGATGCCGAGGTGGACCGCTTTGTTGATGAGATCGAAGCGGCCATCACGAAGCAGATCGACGCCGCCGCACGAGCAGTCCGTAGCGACAGCAACATCGACGCCGCGATTGACTCGGAGCCGATCAGGGAGGTATATGAGAAGGCGTGGAAACGTGCAGCCCTGACGATCACGGGGAAGGTCTACAACGCCATCGACGCAAGCAGAAAGGACTTCACGCCGGAGCAGTACACGTCATGGGAGGACAACCTCGACCAGTACCTTGCGAGCAAGGGCGGTGAGCAGATCGTCCTGATCGACAACTACACGAAGGAATGGGTCCGGGCTACGGTCACATCGGCAACACAGCAAGCCGTTGAACTCGGACTCGGCACGGATGACATTGCCAAGCTCATGCGTGACAAGTGGGGCGAACTCTCAAAGAACCGCGCCCTGCGGATTGCCCAGACGGAGATGAACGCTGCCGCCAACTACGGGGCAATGGAAGCCGCCACCGCCGCAGGGATGACTCGCAAGTTTTGGATCACGGCAGGGGATGCGCGGGTGCGACCGGGAAAGAAACCGAGAAAGAAACCGAGACCCGGTGATCCCAACCACAAACTCCTCAACGGGGAGACCGTCGAGATCGGCGAGCGTTTCAGCAACGGATTGATGCAACCATCCGAGGCGGGTGGTCCCGCAGGTGAGGTCATCAACTGCCGCTGCCAGATGGGATTCCTCCCTTAATTATTAAACCACAATGCAAAGCGCAGACGATACGAAGAAAATCATGGAGATCGGCAAGCTGCTCGCTGCCGTCATCGCCGCGTCCATGCTCGTCGGCGTTGCAACAGCCGGGTACGGTGATCTACCGGAGCGCGTTGTATCATTGGAGAAGTCAGATACCGAGCAGATCAAACGAATCGAAACCATAGAGCGTGGACAGTCCGACCTGAAAAGAGAACTGCAGCTCATCTCGTGTCTCCAACTCGCGCAAGCGCAAGGCACGGCATACCAAGAATGTCTGAACCCATGAAGAAAGCCGCCGCCATCATCGCCCTTGCACTTCTCGCCACCGCCGCACATGGACAAGTGGGCAAAGAGCGCGACCTATCCGGCAACCAGATAAACGCCGAGTTCTATCTTGAAATCGCCAAAGGTGACGTAAAGAGCCACACGGTCGTTAACAAGTTCGGCGAGGCACTCTCTGTCGGCACTACATGGACGGTCGTATCTGAAACGCAGACCTACCCAACGCCGACCACCGCTGCCGCCATTGAAGTAGTCTCGTCATCGGATGTCGATTCCACGGGCAATGCCGGAGCGCAGTACGTCATCGTGCAGGGCATCGGACCCGACTGGAAGGAGCAGACCGAGCGCGTGGCCTTGAAAGGGACACAGGCCGTGGACCTGACGAATACATGGCTCCGGGTCTACCGGATGTGGGTTGATGAATCGAACACCTACGCCTCGTCATCTGCCGCGACCCACGAGGGAACGATCACGCTCCGCGCTGACGGCGGCGGCACATCATGGGCCCAGATCACCAAAGACGGCATCTTGGGACTCGGACAAACGCTCATCGGGGCCTACACCGTACCGCTCGGAAAGACGGCGTACCTGACGCAATACACGGCAGACATCGAGCCAACGAAGAACGCAAACATCGCCTTCTTCAAGCGGTGCGATGCCGACGATACCTCCGCGCCTTACGAGGGCACGATGCGGCTGCAAGCCCTGCACCGGGGAATCCAAAACACCATCGACATCAGCAACCACGTGGCACGGGGTCCATTCGTCGGTCCCTGCGACATCGGTTTCTTTGCAAAGGTGTCGAACAACACCGCCAATATCTCCCTGCAATTCAACTTCGTCTTGGTGGATAACGGTGAATAAAGTGGACGAAAACATCCGCAGCGTCGAATACTTGGCGCGAATCATCGCCGCCTATTACGCCGAACTACTCCGGCTCGGAATCCCGCAGGAAGAGGCCACGATCATGGCTGCCGCCTTGCAGGATATCATCTTCGAGAATATGCAATGACCTACACTTACGAACGCAAAGACGGGACGCGCTTCGAGCATTTCGCGTCCATCAAAAGCGCACCGCTCACCAAGTGCCCAACGACCGGACAGGAGTGCCGCATCATCATCACGGGCGGGACAGCGACCGTATTCAAGGGCGGCGGTTGGCCCGACAAGGAAAAGTGAACCGCGATTGCAGCGGATTGTATAACAGCGAAACGGAAA